TTCAACAGGCACAGTTAGTTTGGGATGAATATGCCCAAACCAACCTTCGGCTGCAACTTTCTCAGTCGCAGGTTTATCTCCTAATAAATTAAGGATGTTTCCTTTTAAATTCCAGAAAGGCCCCGTGTCAGATAATTGAGACTGGTACACTCTGTCCAGCTTAATCATTAACTCTCGAGTTTCATTAACCGTAAAGGCCTTTAAGACCTGTTCGGTAGCGATTCGTACAGAGGGTTGCGGCGGTGCTCCTAACTCCAATAAGGATAAAGCTCCTTCTTCGGTTGTTGGAACCTGTAACGCGACTAAGAGCATTCTTAGTTTATAATTTAATTCAGTAAATTTAGCAGAGTTCAATTTTGCCAAGGCCCGGTATCTGAAACCGAGTAATTTAGCAATCTCTATAGGACTCAACCTATATTTCCGCGAGAATTCGAGTAATCTACCGTAGTCAAATAGAGCTGCGGTAAATTCCAGAATTGGTACAGGAGATATATCTTCACCTTTATGGAAGACGCGTTTAGCGAATTCCAATGTAAGGTTATGATGGTCTCTCGAAAGTATAGACTTATGCAGTCCAACTTCCATACCAATGATTTTCAAAATCTTTAGGTATTGTTTAGCGACTTTCTGATTAAATATAACCAAGTCATCTCCTAGAACAGCGTAATCAGTGAACCAAGTTCCTACTGGAACTTCTCCTGATTGCCAGGCTGATACCTGCACCAAGAAGTGGTGTGTTAAAGCTAACGAAGCCCAAGAGCTCAATGCTCCCATAGGTTGACCAATAGCGTATTTCAACATCTGATTGGTATCGTATTTAAGAGAAGAAAGGTGGTATTCTATACCAACCAGTATTCTACCCCATGCGTCTGCAAGGGTCTGCCCGATTAGAGCAGAAACAATTGCTTGTTGTAAAATCAACGGCAGTCTATCCGTTGCTGTCTTTAAATCAAGGCTGAAAGCCATACGATAACGCATATAGTGACCGTTAAGTGGTTTTAATTGATCAAATGTTCCATCTTGCGGGATTGCCCGTAAAATTTTAAACATCATTACATGTAATGGTTTTAGAAGCATCTGATACCACGCGGTTACCATAGCGAACAACCGTACTTTCCCGGCAGCCTCCTCTTTTATACCTATTTTACCCAGGCTAGGGATCTCTTTAAAGACCCCTACCAGTTTCGCACAGGCGTTAAACGCTCGTTTGAACGGGTGATTAGGTGGAAGTATTGCTAGAAAAGCATCAAAGGCGGGGTATATACTACTCTGTACAATAGTTACAGCCGCACGTATCATCACAACTGGATGGGTAGAAACTTGCGCACCCTCCCGGTGGGTACCAGGAGAGGATTTTGCAATCCACAGGTCTAATCGACCGGCGTACTGCTCTCGTAACCAATCGAGAGCCGGCATTTTAGGAAC